AACAACTTCTACAGCAAATACTCGACCAAGAGTATGGTACACAAAGCATGTAAAGGATGAAATCTGATGCCACTATATATTACAGAAACCGTCACTGACTTTGAAACTATGTACAATCCTAAAGCTAGCTTCGTATATTTTGACACACAGAAAGGTGACAGCACTCACACAGAGGCGCTGAGAATAAAAGCTTTACCTGACGATGTTCAGTTTCCAATCATATACAAAAAGAATATGTCTGCAGAAGGCAACTGGACCGCAGAAGAGTTTAACTATACAGGCTCTATGATAATGGCTCGTTGTTTCGATGCCATACGTTCTATGCTAAGGCAAAGCAGATTGGTAGTGTTTCCGTCTAGAAGTTTTTCTATTGTAAGAGATACGTCCCCTGAGTATGTGCAAAAAGACTTAGCAGAGGGTTACATACAGATAACGAACACTAACCCTGAAAATAAAAACAAGTTTGATTACTATGCGTTTTAGATCAAAGTTTGAGTCAGAGGTAGCCGTGGCTCTAGGGCGCATGGGTATTAGTTGGGAGTTTGAGCCTGACAAGATATCATATCAGCCTGAACCTAAAGTATACATACCTGACTTCTACATACCTCGTAATGACATATACATAGAAGTAAAGGGACGACTAACACAGCAGGACAGAGTAAAGCACCTTCTTGTTAAGAAACAGAACCCAGACACTGAAGTGAAGTTCTTCTTCGCTAACGCTAATAAAAAGATATACAAGGGTTCAAAGACTACCCACGCAGAGTGGGCAGAGCGTCATGGATTTGATTGGGCGCATAAAAAATTACCCGTGGAGTGGTTTGATGAGTGATGATGGTTTTAGTTTTGATCCAGAAGACGATCTCATAAATGATGAGATGCGAGAGAGAATAGAGGAAGAGACATTCTTTTTGTCTCCAAATAGACTGTACATTGTCTTTGATCCTGAAGGGTTTGACAAGGTTAGCGTCCGTGCATATGATACATCAGATACGAAAGACGTGTCTGCCGCGCACATTCTTCAACAGGGGATGCTCAGTCTTCTCGAAACAGATTATGACTATCTAATGCAGTTAGGACACGAAGCCACGCTGGAACAGATAGTAGAAAAATCAAAAGAGAAAGAAGAAAGCAATAAGCTGATAGTAGAAGATGTGTATGACAACGTTATTAAGGTAAAGTTTAGCGAGGACAACTGATGCCAAACGAAAAAAAGTACCTTGCACAATTACAAGAAGCTGTTAACAGCCCTTCGCACTATACGCAGGGCGGTATGGAAACTATAGATATGATCAAAGAATCTCTTACAGAAGAAGAGTTCAGCGGATATCTAAAAGGCAACATACTCAAGTATGTATGCAGATACAAACATAAGGGGATGCCACTAAAAGACCTGATGAAGTCGCAGTGGTATCTAGAAAGGCTAATGAGGGAACAAAAAACAAATGAAGAATAACTACTTTCCAACAGACTACCAAGAGTTCATTCATCTTTCACGCTACGCACGTTGGTTGGGCAGTAGGCGTGAGACTTGGGCAGAGACTGTTGAGCGGTATTTTGACTTTATGGACAACACGCTACAAGAGCGGTTTGGTCATGAGATACCTAATAGAGATGAGCTTGAAGAGGCTGTGCTTAGTCTTCAAGTGATGCCATCTATGAGGGCTTTGATGACTTCAGGACTAGCACTAGAACGTGATAACACTGCTGGCTACAACTGCTCATACATTCCTGTAGACTCACCCCGTGCATTCGATGAGATACTGTATGTTCTCATGTGCGGTACTGGTGTAGGTTTCTCTGCAGAAAGACAATATGCTTCAAATCTACCAACAGTAAACGAACACTTTGAAGAGACTGAAACAACTATTATTGTACAGGATAGTAAGGCAGGATGGGCTAGGGGCCTCCGTGAGTTGATTGCCTGTCTCTACGCTGGTCAGGTGCCAAAATGGGACTTGTCTCGTCTACGCCCCGCTGGAGCGCGTTTAAAGACATTTGGCGGTAGATCGTCTGGCCCAGCGCCTCTTGACGATCTTCTTAAATTTACAGTCAATCTGTTTAAGAATGCTGCTGGTAGGCAGCTATCTCCGTTGGAGTGTCACGACCTTGTATGTAAGATAGCCAGTGTAATTGTTGTAGGTGGTGTGCGTAGGTCAGCACTAATATCTCTGTCTGATCTCAACTCAAACAGAATGAGAGTTGCTAAGTCTGGCGAGTGGTTCAGAGATTATCCTCACCGTGGGCTGGCAAATAACTCTGCAGTATATTCAGAGCGTCCTGACATGAACACGTTCTTGAAAGAGTGGTACTCCTTGTATGAGTCAAAGTCTGGAGAGAGAGGTATATTTAATCGTGAGTCAGCTAAAAACAAAGTTGCTAGTCTCCGTCGCCGTGATCCTGATCATGAGTTTGGAACTAACCCTTGCTCTGAAATTATTCTACGTCCCTACCAGTTCTGTAATCTTACAGAGGTAGTTGTTAGAGCATCAGATACAGTGTCCTCTCTTACTAAGAAAGTTGAGTGGGCTACACAGCTTGGCACCTATCAATCTTGTCTAACTGATTTTAAATATCTTAGAAAAATTTGGAAACAGAACACAGAGGAGGAAAGGCTGCTAGGAGTTAGCCTAACTGGTATTCTTGACAACGAGATGCTTTCTACAAACAACCATAAACTTGTAGAACTGCTTGTAGGTTTCAAGACTGTTGCAATAAAAACAAATGAGAGAATAGCCAAAAAGCTCGGTATCAGTCAGTCTGCAGCTATCACCTGTGTTAAACCGTCTGGTACAGTATCACAATTAGTCGATAGTGCATCTGGCATACATCCTCGTCACAGTGAGTATTACATTCGCACAGTTAGAGGTGACAACAAGGACCCGCTAACACAGTTCATGATACAGTCTGGCATACCTGCAGAACCTGCTATTGGTAATGAAGATAACATGACTGTATTCTCATTCCCCGTAAGATCACCAAAGGGTGCGTTGACCCGTGATAGCTTAACAGCGGTAGAACATTTAGAACTGTGGAAGACATACGCAGAAAGCTGGTGTGAGCATAAACCCTCTATCACTATCTCTGTAAAAGAGGATGAGTGGCTTGAGGTAGGTGATTGGGTGTACAAAAACTTTGACCACATCTCTGGTGTGTCGTTCTTACCTCACTCAGATCATACCTATCAACAGGCACCTTACACAGAGTGCAGTAAAGAAGATTATGAAAGCTTAGTAGCTAAGATGCCTGACTCAATAGATTGGGAAGGGCTAAAAGAGATTGAGGTAGAGGACACAACAACAGGTTCTCAAGAACTTAGCTGTACAGGTGAAGTCTGTGAAGTTGTGGATATAGGTGCATAGCTTTGATAAAAGAAATCCAGATAACTGAGGAGATGCGTCAAAAGGCGGATCACAAAGCTTTCATGCTAGGTGAGTTGAACAACTCAATAATGCGTGGGAACGGATCTCATTCTGGATATCTTGGGGAGATGATAGTCGTAAGCGTTCTGGGTGGTAAGGCATCAAACACCTTTGATTACGATATTGTTCTTGATGACGGCACAAGAGTAGATGTGAAGACTAAAAGAACTTCATCTCCCCCACTACCCCATTACTCCTGTTCAGTGGCAAAGTTTAACACTAGACAAGATTGTGATGTTTACGCATTTGTGCGGATAAAATATGATTTGTCTGTGGGTTGGTATTTAGGTCACATAGGTAAGAATGACTTTTACCTCAGAGCCACAGAACATAAGAGGGGAGAACACGACCCTAGTAACGGGTTTGTGTTTAGGGCAGACTGTTATAACCTGCCAATACAAGACCTAGAGAGTTATAATGTCAACTAAACGTGACGCTCTGTTGTACAAAATGTCAGTATTGCTGACACAAGATGGCAACATAGCGATTGACTTTGAGGGTCCACCATCTGCAAAAGACATAGAAGAAGCTTTTGATAGTTGGAACTCAGATTTTGAAAACACAAAAAAAATAGTCTCGCTGGTAGAATACCTACGAGACTATAGTGATAAACAGTACGAAGATTTAAGAAGCTTTATTCTTTAGGCGTTTCTTTCTTCTCTTTTGGTTCTATTGCTTTTTCGTAATAGACTATAAGTTCTTGTTGTTGCTGTATGTATCTTTTTATCTCTGCCATGTTGAGAGCTAGAGTTTCATAGTCACGCACACTCACTGCGTAAAATACTAAGTCCCCGTTCTCCTTCTCAAACTTCTGCTTGAACTCTTCAAAGTTTCTGTCTGTAACCACGTAGAAGTATATGTCGTTCAGGCTAATACTCTTTGGTCTAGTCTGTGCAGGAATCTTACGCTCTACCTCAATCGTCTTTACTTCTAGGGGCAGGACTTTTTGGAAGCTGCTGCACCCCGTCGCTAGGAGGGGTAGCACCAGAAAGAGCTTCCAAAGATTTAAAAAGTTTCTTTGTTCCATTGTTTATTCTCTTCTCTACAAGCTGTGGCTTCTGCAGACTAAGAACTAATAGATTGTGCTTACGCAGCTTACCTATCAACGTGTCCCTGTAAGCATTAGCCGCCTGTAGTTTACTGTGCAAGTCTTTGTTTAGCTGCTCAAACTTCTTACGATCAGCTATCATGGTGTTGATAGTATTGTCTTGCATCTTCTTTGCAGTCTCTAGCTTGGCATTGTTTGCAGTAAGAACCTGTATTCTTTCCTGCGTATCTTTATAGTAGTAATACGCACCGTAGCCAACACCACCAAGTAACCCAACAACTATTAATATTATATATACTTTTGTCACTTCTTAGCACTCATGTATGCAGTCATTCCCATGTACGCTCCAACCACACCTGCTTGTCCAATGTAGAAAAGCCCGAACAAATCGGAAAGTGCTTTGATTCTTGCGTCAGGAAAGATAGGTAGAAAGACTAACGCAGTGAAGACAATCATGGATATCATAGCTACCCACGCCATCCTCTTCTGCGCCTCCATCTTTTCTTTTTTTTCTAGAGCCTCCACTACGGCTAGCTCATTGTCACTTACTACGCCATCATTGTCTAGGTCCAGAGCATTGTACTCACTGTCTGGTTCTAGCTTCTTCTGTTCTCCCATGTGACACCTCGACTGTCTCAATGACAGCCTCTATATTCTCATGCCAGTGATTAAGAAAGCGATGCACTCTTGGATACTCAGGTACGACATCGTTTAGCTGCCACATAAACTCTTGCAGTATGTTGTTGTAGTCTGGCATCCAGTAGTACACTCGCAAAACCACTGGCTGTATTTTTATAATCATTTAGTAAGTTTATTTTTAGCCTTTAGAACATTCATTCCTAGAGTGTTTATTGCGGTTAGTATTGCTTGCACTTTCTTATTGTCGGCTTCGTTAGGCGTGATAGCTGCGAGAATGGAGAAACCTCCAAACACTGCAAGAGCTAGCACGACGATGGTAATAATTAGTTGCATAGTTTTCTCCTATTGTGGCATTCTAGTTTGTGGCACAAGATCGCCACCAATACCTGCGCTTTGTGCCATTATATTTTGTTCAAACTGTTCTAACTGTTGTTGTGTATCTAGACCTGTCTTACGCGGGTCTTTTTCTTCATTTACGTTGTGAGCTATTGCTCTTCTTAGTGCTAAATTAAATTTATTGTTAGCTTCTTTTGGAAGCACATTGCCCGTGCGAAGAATAGTATCCATATAGTATAGTAACTCTGGATCGCGGAGCAGCGCCCGTAGGTCATTCCCTTGCACCATTCTAAGTCTGACCAACAAAGCTTCAGTTATAACGTAGCGAGGGGACACCACGTTACGATCCACGGCGTAAATACGACTAATCCAGCTTGATGGGCTAAGGGCTTTTGTAGAGTAAGCCATGATACCTTCAGGAGTTTGCTGTCTCGCTGACACAGAGAGAAACTGTAGCGTTTCAGCAAAGTCTGATAGACTATCTACAAAGTTTTCTTTTAACATTCCTAAGTTTCCACCAATCTCAGGCGATACAACAGTTACTCTCTTGTCTGGCACAAGGGCTTCAATCAACCTAGAATTTTGTTGTACAAACTCAACAAACTTTTGGGGTTCAAAATTTGCTTTCGCTACAATTTCTGCAGGATCACCAGTTATTCCGAAAGTTTCATCTCTAACTTTTTTTATGACCTGTTCATAAAAAGCTTCTTTCAATTGATCAACTAACTCTGCGTCCTTAATCCCTTTATACTTATCTTGAGTTTTAAGAGCCGTAGCTAAGTTTTCAAAAAACTCTGGAAGAGTGGTAACGATAGAGTCGTCCTGACCAAAATTCTTAACAAAATCATCTATGTTTGTAATACCCTTACCCATAAACACAGATGTTGCGGATACTCGCATGGCGTCTACGGCTAATTCTTCTATGCCTTTCTGTACGTTTCTTGTGCTAGATGCTAGATTGTTAATTTCTCTGCGTACTCCATCAAACTTTGTTTGCACCGCGCTGGAACTTTCAATCAGTCTTTGTAGAGCCATAGAAAACTCTTGTGAACCTATGTCTTCAAACATGCCGCCAAGTTCGCTGGCTCTGCCATCAAGAAGAGTTAATCTATTCACAGCTTCTGTGTTTAACGGCGTTATATTTTTAAACAAATTCTGGCGAGTGTCAGCCATGTCTGTGTAGCCGTTAACCGTGTTTAATTTAAGATTAGTGTTCTTTAGAGCTGTACTTTGCAGCATGGCTGAATGATTCATTGCTGTGAGTATAGCCTTTAGGTTTTCACCTACTCTAATGTTATCTACAACTGTTTCTGGTGTAAGAGTGTACTTAGGCGCTTGGCCTCCTACCTTTTGTCCCGGCTGTCCAAAAAATCTTTCCAGCTTTTCAACAAACGTAGCGAATTGAATTTCATCGCCATACAGAGTTGTATTAAGATCAAACTCTTTAATTAGCTTGCCTTCATCTAACATACCCCCGGCACGACTACGGGCCTCATGCACCAGCTTTCCGATTGCACTTTCATACATACCGCCACGAACTTCGTCTCTGTATCTGGTGCGTAACACTTCTCGTTCTCGAACTGCGGCCTCTCCTCCCGCTCTCCTTAACTCGCTGGTGATGGTTTCATTTATGTTCTCTGACAGGTTTAACAGTTCTTGTTGGCGAACACCCTCAAGATTAGATGCTCTGTTATTTAAACTTCTCCTTAGAAGATCAAGATCATTTAAGTTCCACTTTAGTCCTTCTTTTATCTCTCCTGCCTCTTTCAGTGTATTTAACATCAACCAATTATATATGGGGGCATCCTCTCCAAATTGATTTCTATACTGTTCAATAATCTCTGCCCTTGCGATAGGACCATCCTCTCCAAGACTTTCAAAGTATTCATCTAGCTTTCGTCCAGAGGCTGTCTCTATGGCACCAACCACAGGTCTAAGGTCAGAGGGTATAGATTCTTGTCCTGCAAGTTTTCGCATAGTTGTTGATAAATCTTCGCCATAGGATATCTCTGTCCACTTAGCAAAAATATTTCCTATAAATCCACTATCATCAATATCAACCTCTACTCCCTTGTACAGATTAGCAAACTCCCTATTAAAGTAAGAGTCTTTTGCATTTCTGACATCTAAAGCTAATTCAAACAAAGCCTTTTCAGGCTTGCCTTGTTCAAGGTATGATCTGATTACAGCGTTCGACCGCACTGTAATTGTAGGTCCAGACTTCATACCCTCCTTGTCTATTCTGGGAGTGCGAAGCCCTCCTCTAAGCATTTCTGCAGCGGTAGTGGCTTCAGATAAAGCAGTGTCTTGACTCCTAACCGCTGACTCAAGCTCACTAACAGCCTGTCTAGCGGTCCCAACTTGCTCCTCTGCAACTGCAATGCGCGTATCTGTTCCCGCAGCTTCAGGGGTAATACCCGCATCTTCTTTTAGTTTTTGAATTTTTTCACCCATCTCTTTTAGAGTAGCAGCAGCGTTAGATATGTCACCGCTCCTATCTTTAAAAGAATTTTGATTTTGCACAAACTGATCATTTAATCTATTTAACTCAATCTCTAAACGGTTAACGGTGCCGCCTAAAGCAGAGTCAGCCTGTCTTTTCATTTCTATTAGACCATTAACAAAATCAACTAGTTCTTCATCGCCCTCAATCTGTTTTAATCTTTGGGGTGTTAAATTATCAAAAGCTAACTTTGCTTGATTAAGAATATCTAAATTTGCTTTCGCTTTCTCCATGTGTTTTTGCAAATGCTCAATTTTGATACCTCCCAACATGCCTGTGAGAGAAGTTTTTGTAGTATCCTCAATAGCCATCAACGGCTGCAATGCAACTATCGCAGCGAAGCTAGAGTCAAAACTTTCAGCATCTCCTGTAAGTCTTGTCCACGCTGTTCTATACTTATCGACTTTCTCTATCTGATCTAGAACATTGTCAGTGACTCCGCTTAATTTTACAGCGGAAATAATTCGTTGAAGTTTTTTTCTTTTATTTTTATCAAGCCTCTCTAACCCGCCCTGTTCATTTACTTTTGCAATGTATCTTACTTTATTCGCAATAATAGGGGCCTTCTCCAAGGCGGCAGTTTGATCCAAGACAACCTGCCTTACCGGGGGAAAAGCTGTTTGGGTGGCTCTCATGGCGCGTTCGCCCCTCAACCTTGCAGCTTCAGGAGTGTCCGCTAAAACAGAACTAGGAGCAAGCTTAGAGCTATTCTTTAACCAGAGTAAGGTATCTAAGAATGTTTCTCTAGCGTAACCTTCAAGCTGCAAAGCTCCTCTTGGAATTGCACGTTGACCAGCTACTATGGCACCTAAACCAGCAACAACACTCATGGCATTGTCTGTGCCTTTGTAATTATTATTTTTAGTTGCGTAGTCATACGTCGCAGCACCCATAGCAAAAAGTATCTCTGCAAGAGCTTCTTCTCTAACAATGGGATCATATATACCAAAGCGCCTACCCATGTAGTTTCTCAAAGCCATGTCCTCCATAGCTTTTCTGGACGCTGTGCGCTCTGCCTGAGAGGAGGCTGGGTTCGACCAAACTTTATTGTAGTTGTCTACAAGAGGTCTTAACCTTTTATCCATAACTTCTTTAACAGTTACTTTTTTGTCCTGTAATCTAGAAAGCCTAGCCGCCTCTTTTTCAAGACTCTCTCTCTCAAACTTTCTAGCCTGTGTATATTGACCTTGAACAATTCTGCCCCTGTTAAAAATATTAGATAGGTTATCTACAGCATTTTTAACGACAGGGATTTTAAATCTTTTTTCTGCTTTATCTTCTATAAAGTCATCAACAAGTTTACCAAACTGTTTGCCCTGCATTTTTGATATGTCTTCTATGCCACGGGCTGAAGCGAATGCAGCTAATTGGCTGTGGGTTGTGTTACGCAGACCTTTTCTAACCATCGTAACCGCAGCAGCAGGAGCAAAGCCAGTTGCTAAATAGTGGCTAACATAACTAATAAAATCAGCATCAGGGTTTTTTGTAGACATCACGATAGCTGCAATGTCTGGCGGCATCTCTATGGCTTTCTCTCTAAACAAGTCAAAAACATGTGGACGCATGTTGTGAGAGCTAAGAGGCCCATCGCCATAAACCTCGTCTGATATTTCATAAAACTTATTCACAAAATATTTTATAGGGTTTTTACTAGAGTCCCCGTACCTTTCAGCCATGTCTTTATCTGAGTATAAACCTGCCATATTAGCTGCGTTTCTTATAAGTCTACCTGAAAGTTCACTAACTGTATCACCTATAGTAAGCACGGCTGCAGGTGCATCAATAAACAGAGTTTTTGGTATTTCTGCAATTGTCATTGCAGTTCGTTCAAGCATAGGGTCTTCAGGATATTCATTTGCAAGATATAATGAGGTTTTTCTTAGAAACTTATCAACGTTTGGATCAAGAACTTGACCCCTCTTTGTAAAGAGGTCTTTAAGTTCTCTATAGTAGTAATGTCCCTGCCTCATCTCTCCAAGGGTTACTTTTCTATTCTTATAATCAAACTTCTCACCCTCATATTTATTTAACAGTTCTCTTGTAGCTTTAGTTCTACCCATAGCGTCCGTGGCTACGGGTCTAGTCTCTATTACAGGCTCTGCGAAAGGGTCTGGGTCTGCACCTCTTATTGTTTCTCTAGCTCTTTGAGCAGACGTAGGTTCTGCTGTCGGTTTTTGCTGTAACGACCTAACAGCAGCGTCCTCTGTTCCTTCATACAGGACAGTGTTCTTAGGGTCTATCAAGCTAAAGGAACCAGCGGTCTGAGAGGGATCACCTCCTCTTTGCGGTGTACCTAACTCTTCTTCACTAAATTCTTGAAAAGGATTTGTAACGCTCATATTTTATTATTCCTCTGCAGCAGATTTTTGTAGAGTTTTTAGTCTATCAGAAATAGGTACGGGACCGCCTGTTGCTCTAAGTTCTGGGGCTACTCCGCCCTCAAACGCTCTAATAGCATCTTCCTCATTTGCAAACAGCGAGACACCATCAACAACCATTCTTTTCATCACAAAGTCGTTAGCACCAACCTTTACTTTTGCAAAGGGTATAAAACCAATATTTTTAATATGCATAGGTTTTACGTACACAATTTGTCTTTTAACATCATCAGACAGTCTATTGTATATTTTTGAAGATAGAGTATTAGTTCTCTCTGAATTAGTTACCACAGAATATTTAAGATATTTATTTCTTAGTTGATTGAGTTCTTCAGTATTGTTGTTATTGGCAGCACTTAAAATTTGTCTGCGGACGTTTACAAAGTCTGGAACAACTTGCCCCTCTTCAGGTCGATAGGATTGCACAGACTCTTTCCATGCGCCCTCAATAACGTTGTATAAAGACTCACCTCCTGAAAGTTTGGTAAAATCTTCATCCTGCCTAGGAAAAGTATTATACATGGTATACCCTTCAGGAGTATTCACAGTGCGACCTTCAATTCGATCAACTGCATTTCTAAACGCTAAAGAGCTTCCAAAGGAGGACACAGTTTGATTTATAGTATTGTACTGTAACTGAGCAGCGGTAAAGTCACCAAAGCTAGGCATTCCAGTGCTGCCCACAACTACATTCATGTACCCGTCATAGGCCATGAGATTTTTAAGAGCCATGCGTCTAATTGTGTCCAAAGTTGCAACTTGCATTTTCGTACTAGAAAATGAATTAGCTAATGCAGCTTTCATGTTATCTACGTCAGCGTTTGATATTTTATCTGCACCAGTTTGCACAATCTGCGCTAAAGCAAAAGCAACTATCTGATTAAGAGATTCAAACACAGCCCCCGCTTGTAATCCGCTGCCTTCGTCAATAGCAGCATCAGCAGCTACTAACTGTGTTCTAGCCTCAGTAAGTGCTGATCGAAGTCTTGAAGCATCGTTATCGTCAAACAAAGACACATCAATAAACTCAGCAAATAGCTGACCAAAACCTCCAATTTTTCGAGCAAACGCTTGTAGGAAGTTTCCACCAACAACTCCAGAACTACGGTACTGCACAAGCAACTCTTGCATAGTTCCGAGCATGTCTACAACTTTTTTGTTTGCTCTTCCGGTGGAGGCTCTTTTCTCAAACTCTCCTTTTCCCGCAGGGTTTCTCTTTACCAACTCAGCATTATAACTGTCTTCAGTGCCTAGCACTTTCCG